GTTGGAAGGAGATACTCCTATGTATGCCATTAATTACTCCCCAATGCTACTAGCATCATCACGTTGTTTACGATTTTGGTAATCGCTTCTTGCTGTTACAAGTGCAACGAAGTCTGCTTGATTAGATGGTATTGGGTCTGTAAAGCTATCATCATTCATTAGCTTTGTAGTCCACTCTGATTGAAACCTTTTCCAACAGTTGTTTATTTTACCATTGATTGCACCATCCAACCACTCGTCTATACCTGCATTGTCTGTGTCGTTATACAAATCATTAGATAAAATCTTTTGTTGTAAGTCTGTTAGTGTTATTGTCTTTGTGTGATTTGCCATTTTTATCTCCTTTATGATTGAGTTGTTTCACTCTTGGCTAACAGGCTAAGAAGCCTGAAAATGCAGATGCTGTTTCAACATCCATTTGTGCTGAACCACTATTAGGAACAATAATTTGAACAAAAGCAGTATCTCCAGCATCCATGTCAGCTAAAACTACAATACTTACCCCTGCTCCGTTTGAATTATCTCCTGCTTTGTCATCATTATCCCAATACTGGTCGTAATTTCTATTACTTGTCTTTAAATTAATATAGTAATAGTCTGTGGCAGAATCCATTTGTTGAATTAATAATTGCACATTAAGTTGATACAATCCTTCAATGGGTGCAGTAAAAGTGCTAGATGCAAAATCAGCACCTCTATCAAAAACTTCAGTCCCAAATGCTATTGTGTGGGTTGTATTGATAGCAAGATTAGATTGACGACTTGAAGGTCTAGCTAAAAAAGAAGGTTGATATGGCATAGTTACATGACCTGCTGAGTCTATACGCATACGTTCTGTGCTGTTTGTATTAAAAACTAATGGGTGATTTGTATAAGTACCAATATTAGCTTGAACACCCTGTGGTAAAATTCTAATCTCACTTCCACTTGTTCTTTTAAATGAACCAGAGGCAGAGGTATCTGTTGCACTTTGCACTGAAATACCATAACTAGGACTACTAGTACCAATACCAACATTGCCATCACTACCTTGAACAAATAATGCGTGAGTATTGTTATCAGATTCAACACGAAAGTCTGAATCTATACTATCTTCATTAATCACAACTTCAGAAGATGTAATATCAAGTTTATTTCTTAATGTTCCACCTACCATAGTTTTTATGGTCATTTTACCATCTTCACTACCATTAGAAACATCTGTAGAAACTACTTTTAAATTAGCATATGCGGCAACTGAACCACCATCATCATCACCATAAAAATTTATATTCGCAACTTCATCATTATCTGCTGGGGAAGAACTATCTTTCTGAAATGTAATAGAAGGAGGAGTGGTATCAGCATTAGTATTTTTTAATGTTAAAACTGGTTTTGAAGAACCTGAACTTTGAAAAGTAACACTGTCATTAACTATTAATGTAGATGCCATATCTACTGCACCATCAATGTCAACTACGTCTAGGTTAGTTGTACCATCAACATCAATATCACCTGATATATCTAATGATCCGAATGTACCTACACCAGTAGTTGTAATCGTACTAGAGCCAGTATCAATCGTACCAAAACCAGATGTTATTGATCCTGCGTTTAATGCACCAGTTGTAACTATGCTTGAACTACCTGCAACAGCAGATGCACCTATATCTGATAAAACCTCACTTGCTGATCTACCCTCAATACTTGTGCCATTTACTCTTAGGAAATCATCATCTGCTACACCACTTGTAAATACAGGTAAGTTGCCGTTTGAGATACCAGTTGATAGAGTAGCAACTGTCGTAATAGCAGTACCATTCAAGGTCATAGCATCAGCTTCTAATGTGCCGTCTATATCTGCATCACCACTTACATCTAATGACCCTGCATCTAGTTCACCAGTTAATGTAATATTTCTAAATGATGATACATCTTTATTGGCATCAACTGTGACTGTCTTACTAGCAACTACAGTACCAACTGCTGCACCTGTATCATTATAATTAAGTTCTGCTGCTGTTGCTGTAACGGCTGTACTTGCTATGGATAAAGCATCTGTCTCTAATGTTCCATCAATATCAACATTACCTGATACATCTAGTGATCCTGCATCTAATTCACCTGTGAGTGTAATGTTTCTAAAACTAGCAATGTCCTTGTTAGCATCTACAACAACTGCTTTACTAGCTGCAACTGTACCTGCTGTAATACCATCTAGCATTTCTAGTTCGGCTTCTGATAATTCTGCACCTGATCCTAGTGTTAAGTTACCACCAACTGTCAAATTACCTGCAACGGCTAATGTACTACTTGCCACAGTAGCATTTGGTGTATGTGTTAGATAAGTAACAAACGATCCACTAATCTTACTGCCTAATGTTAGTGTTCCACCATCGGCAATACTAAGTTTATGTTGGTCAGCATTATCATCGCCTTGATCTGATTTTAGTACTATTCCTAATGCAGCACCTTCAACATTAGCAGATATTTCTAAACTATCATTTGTAGTCTCGTCATACTGTATAGCTATGTCAGAATTAGTACCTAAGAGTATAGTCTGGTTATCAATAACAGATAAACCTACGGCAAATGGTATTTTAGCTGTGGCTGTTTGTGTACCATCTTTTAATAACGCAGTAGATAAACCTGTCGCAATACCATCCATCTCGGCATCCATACGACTAGCCTGGATTCTAATACCATTGTCACGATCATCTGTAAAATCATGCACCCTTGAAAAAGTGCCACTACTATAAGGCATCTAAACTGGCCCTCCTGGTATAAATTGAAAGTTACTTGATAAAATACTTATTTTCTGTGTTGCAGATGCTACCTTTATTCTCAAAGATGCTGATCTACCTAATCTTCCTACGACTTTACGTTTTTGTATAATTCCTGCTCCAACTGTGTCAGCCCAAAAATCTATGTCAAACTCGGCTGTATCCCACGTTGCTAAATCACTCTCAAATACGTTAGAGGATAAAGTCAAACCTGTTGGTGCTTGTTGATCCACAGATACACCAAAGTCAAAGTTAATATCTCCTAATGCTTCAAGCATAGGTGCAATACTTGTAAATCTCTTTAATGATGCTCGATCACCAAAATAATTATAGGCAAAACTTATATCAGCCGTAATCGCTGTTGTTAGATCAGCATTGCCACCAATCTTATAAACCTTACCATCTGTTGTACCAAAATAAGTATCACCATTAAAATTAGCAAATACATGAGCAGGTATATTCTGAAATATAGCCCAAGCCCTTGTTATGGGATTAAATACATGTTGGTTAAATGTATCTGTTGAATCACCTGTTGGATAATTAAAATATACTTTTGAGCCATCAGCAGAAACGTGGATTTGCCAACCTGTAGATGTACCAGTTTCAGCAACCTGGCTAATAACTGTTCCTCTTATCTTTTCACTTATAGCTGCTGCTCTATTACCTATTAAATCCTGTCTAAAGACCTGTGATAATGGCAAATAACCTTCTCTTGTGGCAACGATCAAATCACCACCTAATTTAGCCATAGCCCTTATTTCATTTACTGGTTCTGCTACTCTAAATGTACCAACTAATGCAAAGCTAGATGCACTCGGATCAGTACCAGAATAAACCAACACCTCACCAGAACTCATCATTAATGTTAGTAGATCATCCTGACCCTCACCACCATCGACAGTCAAAACACCAATCTGAATTAAGTTACCACCAAATGTACCAACTAAACCTACAGGAAACTTTGTAAAATTACCTTGAAAGGTATCAACTGTGGCTGAATAGTAAAAGTTTTGGTCAACTCCTGTAAAATAATAAAGTCGGTTTTTATATGTGGTTACACCCTTTAGTGTCGATGCACTAGCACTATCAGATAAAGTTATACTAAGGTTTGATGCTGTACTGCCATTCCAACTAAAAGGTGTATCTGTTCCATTCACAAAAATGGTTAAGCCGTTAAACTCTGTTGTCTGAAATCTACCATTAGATAGACCTGTCTTTTTACTTACAGCACTCCCACTATCAATCTGATACAATGTGCCATTTGATCCTACAGCTAATAACTGTCTGTTAGCCCCTGCAAAATGCTCCACAAGTGTTTCTACATTACCTGTGCCAACACCTGTGCAAAAACTAGAAAAACCATCTCTTGTTGTTATCTTTTCCACAGTTGGAAAGAAATTACTCATAACAAGTGCATCAGTCGGTGGCATAGCATCTAAACTATCTCTTGAGTTTAGCCCACCAACAGGTGCAGGTATAGATGCAGATTTAACTCTATATCTGTTTGCCGTTTGTATAGGTTGTAGCATTAAACACTTCCATAGCCACTATCAGGCAAGTTGTAACTATATGGACTTACCCTTAATCGTCTTGCATCATCCAGGCTAATAATAGGTGAGCCACCAGAACGTGATACAGCCTGTCTTAACTCTAGTTGGTATTGTCTAAAGTCCTCTGCGTAATCCAAGCCGTGCATCTGTTTAAAACGCCAGGTAACACCTAATTCTATCAATAATTCATCTAATATTCCTGTATCAGTATCAACAGTAAAAGCTGCTTGTGATGTACCATCTGTTTTCTGATTCCAATGAGAACTAACATACTCAAAACCAATAGTTTCGGTTGCCGTAGGTGTTGGTGTAATATCAAACTTTAACGCATTAGAACTTGATTTTAACCTAAACCTTTGTGTAATACCTGCACTAGCTGATCCATGTCTATCTAGTTGATATTGTTGTGGTGTTAATGGCCCTGTAAACTTATCAAGGTCAGTCCTGTTAAATGCAGTATCACCAACAAACCTATCAAAATCAGTCGGCAAAGCATAAGATTGTGTGCCAGATGCAGTCGAAAACGTATGCTCTTTTAATAGTATTGGCCATGCAGTTGCCCTCATTAACTGTTTGCCCTCACGTTGGCATAAAGCTAATAACTGTCTTGCTGTAGGGCTAGTGTTAGAGATAATCGTTGTTTCTCTTTCAAACCCTGTAAAGTCAGCTACGTTCTGGCAAATTGTCAATAGGCTCATCTGGTATTCCTATATTTAATGGTTTATGTACTTTTTTAGGACTTGGCTTTTTTGCGTTCATGGTTAATTCTGCGATACGTTGTAATTCAACATATGGCTCACCAATCCCACGCAATTTCTCTATCTCGGCATTGGCTAAATCTTCTATAGATTCAATACCAACTAATTCTAATTCAATACGTCTAGGCTCTGACATAGCAGGTAGGTCTTTTAGTGGTGTACCAACTTGTTTCTTTGTGCCTTTGGTTTTCTTGTAGGCTTCCCATTCTTCTGGAAACCTAGATAAATCCTGTGGTCTAACAGGTGCTTCAAATATATCTTTCATACCCTTAACAGTAATTCTTACGAAATCTCGTATTTTACCATTAAATTCACGTTCATAAAATTGTGGTGTAACTGTCATTTATAATCCCTCCAGATTAGTTGATAAGAGGGCAAGTTTCCCTGCCCCCATAGTTTTATTTAGAATGGGAAATCACAGATTATTTCTTTATCTGAAATATCACCTGCAATCGCACACACATTGTCTGTTGCTGCTGAAGATACGTCTAATGTACCATCGGCTGCACCAGTTGGTGTTAATGGATCACCATCTGCACCTGCTGTTAAAGCAATCGTTAATGTGGCTGCTCCTTTAATTTGAAACCATCCATAAGTTTCTGTTGCAATATTTGCCTGGATTACTCCTGCACCTATTTCAATAGAGTCACTTAAATCAGATGAACAAACATGGTTTTTATAGCCATCCAACGTATAGTAATAGGCAACTTCACCTGCTACACCATCAACGGCTGCTGTTCCATCATCATATTTAAGATACTTATAAATTTTAGTACCATTAGAGTCTGTAACAACTCCTAATTGACCAGGTATAAATTCTGGTGTTGTACTTTGGGCTGTAACGTCAATCCCCAAAACTGCTGCTATTGTCATAACAACTTCCTTTCTATTTAGTTAATGTTATACGTGAATAACGCCTTGTAAGGCTCTGTTACTACACGTTAAATTTCCGCTCCAAAACATAGGTTGAACCATTGCATCCTGCGAAACTGACATTCTAGATTCACCAGGAACAAAGTTTCTGTTAGCTGCGACTTCCAATCTCAAATAGTCTGTATTTAAGAAATACATTTTATTTGTCGGACAAGCCGAATCGAAAATCACATCACTATTTAGATACTGAACACTAGTGAAACCAGATGTTGCCACTCTGTCAGATGTAACTCGCTGAATTGCCTGTAATGAGCCTAAAAAGGCTTTATAGGAATTAGTATCAGCCATAATTAAATCTGGGCTATCTGCACCACGAACTAGACTTAAATAGATAGTATTCATGTCAGCTTGGACATTAGTTGTACTAAAAGCAGAACTTGTTGCTGTAGTCTGTGCATTTTGCCAGAATGTATAAGTAGAACTGTTAATTCCACC